TACTAATTGACTGTCGGTTAACTTATACTTTTTTCCAAATACATATGGGCGGGTTATGCTGGCAGATCCATAATCACGTCCTAAATTATTTACAGGGTTAGTGATTCTAGGTTTATCTGCGTTGATAGTACTGAAACCGATATAGTTTGCCATAAAATTATTTATGCGAGTCCTAATTTCTTCCTAAGGTCAATATATTCTGGAGCCTCGGATAATGCAAACCATTTTTCACGTGCTGCCGTTATTCCAGGATCACCTTGTGGTAAATCACGTTTGGCTGCATAGTATTCTAGTCTTGCATCTCTAATACGTTCGTTAAACTTATTCAACTCTTCTACGTATTTTACTTCTTCTTTAATCTTATCTAACTGTTTTTGCGCCGCTGATTTAGCACCTTCACTAACTTCTCCAACAAGATTTGGTTTAGGAATCTTAGGATCACCAAATACGCTAGCAATTTGTGCTGTTAATCCTGTGCGGTCTGTAGTATTGAAGCCTACTGTAGGCAGTTTGATTGATACTGAACCGCCCGAACTTAGTGCGGATATTGCTGAACTTAGTTGTGCGGCTGCTCCGGCTGCTAATCCAGACGTTGCTAGATTAGTCAACGAATTCAATCCAGGCGGCAATGACGGTAATGGTAATTTATTCAATGCCGCACTAGAAGCCTGCTTTGCTAGATTTCCTATTGCTGCCGTACCAGGCAATGAATTCAATGCTCCTGTAGCATTGTTTACTACTGCTTGTACTGTCTTTTGTCCACCAGGTAAGTTGCTTAATCCGCTTGCTAATGACGATGCTGATGATGCTAATGACCCTGTTGCTAGTGCTGTTGCGGCAGATGCTAATGATCCTGCACCGGCTGCTGGATTCTTAAGTGCTGATGCCGCCCCAGTAAGTGAGTTTACTGCACCTGTTACTGCACCTGCGGCGCCACCTGCACCTGACAATACTCCTGCCAATGCTCCGGCGGCCGCCCCTGTTACTGCTCCAGATACAGCAGATGCTATACCACTTACTGTTCCTGTTGTTCCAGTCAATCCAGATGAGGCTGCTGTTTGTTCCGCAGACTTCTTAGCCAATTCAGTTAAGTTTTGGGGTACACCAGCAGTCATAGGCTTAAATGAGCCTGTAATAGCACTAAATGCTGAACCGGCTACACCCTTAGCACTATCTAGTAATCCAGACAAGCCCGGTGCTGAACTCATTGCACCTAACGCTTTAGATATGCCACCTAATCCACCTGTTACATTCTGTGCTACGCTTGCCGCAAGATTACCTGCACCAATCGACTGTAACGTTGCTAATCCTGTAGCGCCCAATGCTCCTGTTCCGCCTGATGCTAATGCACTTAATGTTGGGGCTACGCCTGTTGTTGCGCCTGCCATTACTAGACCTGCAAGTTGTCCTGCACTTTCTTTACCACTTATTGCGCCGGCTGCTGTCAATGCACTCTGAGCCTTTTGTAAATTTGTTACCTGTGCAGTTGCCTGTGCCGCAGTGTTATTAATGTAATTGGTTAAGTTTTCCGCACCCTTTTGTCCAGTAAACAATGATGATGGCATAGATGCTGATATGTTTGCTCCACTGTTAACTAAACTTTGAACAAGTTTATCAGAGCCGGGTTTCAATACACCCGCAGTCATCATCTGTGTTGGGCTTTGTGCAAATGCACCAACTGCTGCCACTTTAGTTGCACCTTGCTGAACAATGGCTGCTCCTTGTGCGGCTGCGGCTGCTAATGGCCCAGTGGCTGCATTCTTCGCCATTGTTCCTAATACTGCACTTGTAGTGTTTTTATCTATTGCCCCACTGATTGCTGTAGTTGCGGGCATTGAAACTGTTGTCGCTACTGACACGGGGGTGCCTGCAACTCCTGCTGAAGATTGATTTACTGCGGCTTGTGCTGGCGTTGGGCTTGCCGGTAAACTTCCACCAGCACTTAAATCTGCTTTAACATCTACACCCTGACCTGCATTTGCCCATGGTGTATGTGCAGGAGCACGTGTTACGATACTTAATAACTTACCAGGACATGCGGCAAAACCTTTTACATCGTCAAACAATGTATCAGTATGGGCAACGATTGGTATAGGATCAACTTCTTTTGGTGATGTTGATGTTGCACCTGTGTTAAGATTAATCTTTTCACCATTGATATACGTTATATTCTTACTTACAAATGAACTATCGCCACCTGATTCCATGCTCATGGCTGCATCAACTTTAACTGTATAGTCACTTAAGGTATAATGCTTATAGTTTGCGCCATTGCGAACACTCATATCCTTTTCAGTATTAATGTTAATATTCTCACCCTGTATATTCAAATCTTTTGTAGCATGAATATTAACATTATTATCTGCGTGTAGGTTTAAATCACCTTGTGTTCTTAAATTAATTGAGTTTGTACTATAGATATCAACTGTACCTTCTTTACCTAACTCAATATAACTTTGTCCGTTACTATGTAGAACCATTAATGTTTGACCATCATCACTCATTAAGATTTGATGACCAAGTGCTGTTCTAATTCTAATAAGTTGGTCACGACCTATAATGTCGCCATCGTCCATAACGATGCTATGTCCACCTCTACGTGCAACAACTCTTAATGATTGTGGATTACCATCTTCTAAGTTTTGTGCTAATGTTTCATCGTCAAATCCACCTTCATAAATTGGTCTACCCGGAGTACTAATACCCCAACCAACTCTACTAGGTGTTTCACGTTGCGCACTACTTGATATAGGTCCACGAACAGGATCACGTATAATACCCTGTTGGCTCATTATACCTGCAACATAACTATGAACAGGTTTGGCAGCATTAATGTAATCACTACTATCTGCTAACTCTTCGTTGTTTGTGTTGATATTTGTTACAGGTAATCTAACTGCGCCACCGTAACTTTGTGCTTCACCCTCGTTTGGTACAATATTATCTGTTGCACCAATAGCAGGAACCATTGTCAATGCATCTGGTTTAGGTACGCAGCCTATCCAAAACCCATAATTTACATCGCCGTTAATGAATATACAAATTACTTGTGTACCGATATCGGGCTGTGCGAACCACATACCGTAACTACTAGGGTTATCTTTATATGTTCCGTATCCTGATTCGTTAGCATCAGGTTGTGTGTATCCAAAGAAAGGCGTCATATAACTAACGGATATCCAGTTGTCTCTGTTATCTGGATCATCACCACCAAAATCACTAATATAAACTTGTAACCTACCACTGCGGGTAGGATCAATATTATCTTTTACAATACCGAATACTGGAACTGTACGTGCGTTGGCGCCGCCGGCGTCAGGCTGACTTGATTTAGTTGCACCTTTAGGTTTGAATACGTCTTGTGCCATTAACCGCCCCCGTCATCATCTGCATTTCCACTAGTACCTGTATTAGTACTTGGTGCGTTATCATTATTAGTTGTTGGATCACTTGTTGTCGTTTTATTATCAGCAGGTGGATTATCTTTAACTAATCCTGTATTTCCAGTCGTAGAGTTAGAACCTTCTGACTGTCCTGTTGACTGACGGTTAGCACTTTCTTGTGTCTTACTTCCTGGATCACCAAATGTATTTATGGTACATTCTAGTGTTTGTGTAAACTTTCCTGATGCAAAACTGCTAGTTACTTTATAAACCATGTAACTAACACCCTTAACTAATTTGCTAATATCTTCTGGGTATTTCCAAAACAATATACTATCGTTAATACTTAATATACCCTTTTGCGTATCATAGTCAACTGCTTCTTTAAAATCTATTTCAATAAACACTTGACCACCGTTTGGATTAATTGTAAATCCATTAGTGCCATAAAACTTACTGTATACTGAATTAATACTACTTGCACTTTCCTGTATTAAGAAATCAGGATCTCCTAATATTTGAATTTTAGCCATAGCATATGCGCCCGGATCAAACAAACTGGTTAGATAATTGTTTTGTGCTTCACGACCTTTATCTAAAGTGCCCTGTCTATTTTGACTTGTAGGTCTATTTGGTACGCCGGCTACATCTACAGGACCTGCATTGCCAACACCAGTAGATGCGCCAACACTAGGATCAAGTATAGAATTAAAATATGTATTGTCTAAGTTTTGTTCATAACTTAGAATTTCACTATTCTTACCTGTATACCAATAATCATAACGTTTATGAGGTCCATAATACTTAACGCCCGGATTAGCATAAGCACTATCAATTACAGGTGTTTCATATGGTTGTATTAGATAGTTAATATCATACGCAAAATCACCCGTTACAGTATCCCAACGTGCGTTTGTTACTTCGGCGCTCAAATTATACCAACTTACAGTTTTCTTTGTATTTGGATCGTTTTGATTATCTGTATTCTTTTCAGGATTTGGTTCTACTTGTGATGTATAAACCACACGCATAGCATCACGCAAATAAGAACTTTGTGCGATAATTTGTGATATCACTTGTAATGCCGGGCTATCTCTATTAAACTGAATGTTTCTTACAGTGTTGTTTGGTGTTGCCGTTGCACTTTCCTTATCATTAGATTCAGTCGTGTTTTTTGCATTACTTGTTGCCCACTTTGATTTATCTAAATCTTCTGGTAGTACAATAGATGCCTCACGAATTTCTTCTCCACCGCCTATCCAAGTAATTTTATAATTGTTTTTCTCTTTAATTTTTCCAGCAGATAATAAATTCTCTTGGTCTGCATTTAGTTTTGTTATAAAACCATTTTCACCTAACAATGCATCTTCTACAGTAGAGCCTTGTATTTTTGCATTAGTGTTTAAGAATCCTCGCTTAATACCAAACGATACTGTAGGTGCTATGGCTGCAGCCTTAATATTATATGTTGTTGCACGACCGTCAATTTTAAATTTAATACTAGTTAATAATATATCATAAAAGTTTTCGAATAATCCGTTGGGACTTGCTTTATCATCTAGTGCTAAACCCTCAAATTGTTCTTTGCCGGTCAAAAGATTACCTTTGTCATCGTAACCTAAAAATCTTATACCCAATATAAAGAATTGTTTACTTGGGTTTTGGACACCATTTAACTTTTTACTATATTGCTGTACTGCATTGCTTGCATTTTTTAATTTAGTAATAAAACTAAATCCATATGGTTCTACAATTGTAAAACTCATTTCAGTAACATTAGTTGCAGTACCCGTTTCTTTACCACCAGTACTGGTTACAATTTTTAAATTATCGATATAGTAATCAAAATTGAATCCGGGCGCTCTAGTTGATGTAGTATTATTAATGCCGCCGCTTTGAGCAATGATGTATGCCCCTGCACCTTGATTACCGCCACCTGCTTGTTGTAACGCTTGTATATTTCTTCTTCCAGACAATATAAATGCGTCATATGCATCAGGTGTAACCATATACAATGTAATTTGATATGTGCTACTTGAGAAATATCCTAAGGGATTTTTTAATCTTCTGCCAGGCGCCGCAGTTGAACTATCTGATGCATTTTTTGCAGTTGGTCCCGCACCACCTGTTCCCGTATCGGTTGCCCCGGCTACTTGATTTTGAGATGGGCTGTCTTTTGCGGATTGGTCATCATCA